TATCTGGTGGGCTTGAGGTGTGTGAGGTCAAGGCTGATCTCGGGCCAGTGTGGTTGGACCGTCTGGTCGGCTGTCCGGTCGACTTCTGTGGTGGCCAACTGCTGGATTTCCTGTCCGGCTTGGATGAATGACTGGAAGTCCTGCACCGCGGACCGGCGCTCGTCGGATTTTGTGGGTGGCCTGTACCCGTGCTGCTTGGCGATGTGGAATAGGGTGCCGATGGAGACCCCTTTGTCCGCTGAAAAGCTCTTCCAGTGGCTGTCAATGTCCTTGTCCCCGGCGTACTTGGAGCCGGTGGAGGACCACTGCGCCCACAGGTGGTGGCCTTGGTGACCGAAGGCCGTGTGCAGGGCTTGGCCGATGGCGATCCACTCGTCGTAGGTGATGTCCGGGTCGATGTGTTGTAACGCCTGCGACGCCTTGGCGAACTCGTCATCGGGGACGAGGGCCGTGAAGTCAAAGGGCTTTGTCTGTGTTGTAACAGGCGCTGGCTGGTTGGCCATGTGCTGGTCGATCACACCCCAGTCGGCGAGTAGCTGGTGCAGGTTGTAGGACTTGTCCGTGTCGATGTCGCCTTGGACCTTCACGCCTGACAGGAGCACCGACTTACCAGCCGCCTTGGCGTGGCCGAAGATTTCGATCTCTTGGCCACCACCGAGCTTGTACTTTGGCAGCACCTTGTCGAGGTCGGTGGTGTTGGCCAAGATGAAGATGTGCTTGCCCTTCATGGAGACGCTGGTCTCGACGAGGGCATTGTTCTCCTTGGCCCAGCGTGCCATTTTCTGGATGGCCGTGCTGGTGGGTGATGTGGAGTGCTTCATGTCCACGTCGATGCAGATCAGCAGCTTGTCACCCACGGGTATGGGCGACTGCATGACCAGCCCGAGGTACTGACCGTGCGGTGGCTCGTCCATGAACTCGATGTCGTCCGAGGTGTAGAGCTGCTCGGGTGGTGTGTCACGGGCGACACCCATGCCGGACTTCTTGTAGGGTGTCTTGCGGCCCTCCGCGGTGACGGCGAAGGTGCAGAAGTGCATGGGGGCAAGCCTGCCGATGCGAACGGCGAGCCGCTGGCTGTCCAAATACGGGTCAGTTTTGGGTAAAATCATGGTGCCTGCTTCTTGTGGGTTGTTTCATTTTGGTATCTCCACGGTTGAGTCTTTACCCCAGTCGGTTCGCGCTGACTGGGGTTTTCTTTTGTGGGGAGTGCATTTTATGCCTTGGGCTTTTGACGGGCCAAGGACTCCTCGGCGTTCTTGGTGCCGATCAAGTCCTCGCTGACGGTGATGCCCAGCTTCTCAATCGCGGATGGACTCTTCAAATCGAAGGCCTCGGGGTGTGCCTTGAGCGCCTCAATGGCCATGGCCTCTGCCTTCCAGAACCGCATCTTTCGTCCGGGCTTGAGCGCCCAGCCGGCGATGGGCGCGGTCTTGATCTGTGTCTTGGCTGCGGCCTTCACGGCCTCTGACCACTGGCTGGCCAGCTCGGCCAAGTCCAGCATCTCTGGGGTGACCTGTGTGTCTGGTGCGAAGTCCTTGCGTGCGTTGTCCTGCACCTTGGCACGCATCGATGGGCAGATGGTCTTGGCGCGGCAGTAGCGGCAGGCTTCGGTGCTTGGGTTGGTGGGCGCGTCGGGTGAGAGGGCCAGCTCGGCAGCGGCCTTGAGTTCTTTGGCGTGGACCATTAAGTCTTTGCCGGTCATGACCGCCTTGGACATGCCGACGCCGGGTTGGAAGATGACCATCTCCACGCTGATGTTCTCGGGGGCTTTGAGCTTGAGCATTGCGCCAAGGGCGTAGGTCATGAGCTGCTTGTTGTCCTCGGCATCAACCGGAACCCGGCCAGTTTTTAAATCGATACATGCAAGCGTGTTGCCCTCCACAAGGATGGCGTCGGCGGTGCCGCCCAATGAGTTGTGCAGGGTCTTGAGTGGCTCATCAAGGTTGACTTCAATCATTCGCTTGCGTGGTGCCTTGAAGTAGCCGTCGAGAAAGGCCACATATTCCTTGGCCATGTCCCAGTGGTCGTCGGGGTAATCTGCTTGGATCAAGTCATCCCCGCGCATCATGGCTTCAGACAGCTCGTGAATCGCTGTGCCGCGCTCTGCTGCTGGGCCTGATGGCTCATACGGCATCTGTGACTCAAGACGGAAGCTGCCGGGGCAGGTCATGAACCGCTCGGCCTTGGATGCGGACAGACGTGCGTGCTTGCGGATGACGTGGTTCATTTCTGAGCTTTCAACTGGTTGACGAATTCTTTGACTTTGGCGGCTTGGGCTGGGGTGAGGTAGTGCTCGACGCGCACGAGGCCAGCGGCCTTGCGGCGCTGCCTCAGTGCGGCCACACGCTGTGTGTTGTTGGTGGTCATGGGGTCTTGTGGCCGACGGGTGCGTAGGTGTTCCAGATGGCCATGTCTGGGTCGAGTTCCTTGGCCGCAGCCTTCAGCGCCTTGAACTGGTCCATGCCACGCTCGTAGGTGCGCATGGCGTCTGAGAATCGGAAGTCCCAGTCGTGGGATTTCAGGGCGTCGATGTATTGGGTCATGTTCATGATGGTGCTCCGGTTTATTTTGTGTGCTGGCGTGTGGAACATGGCGTGACTCAAACAACTTTGACCAAGAGCTTGGCGTAGGCGATGGCGTCTGCCTCGCGGTCCTTGGGGAAGATGCGGGTGCCGACGATCTCTTCGCTTTCGCAGTCGATCAGGCTGACTGCATAGCCCTTGCTGATCTCGGTCACGGTGGACGCGGTTTTAAACTCGTTGTTGATGAAGATTGCGTTCATTTCGGTTTCTCCGGTTTAGGTGGGGGCCGAAGCCCCCGGTTGACTTAATACAGATTGGCTTGATCGCGTGATGCGTAGCGGCTGCAAACCGACTGCTCATACTCTTCGTTGGCGTCGTCTTGCAATGCTTGCCAATCGGCTTCGTCTTTGGCTGTCCACTCGCTGGTTGCTGCTTGGTCAGGGGTATTAGATGATCTGGCTCACGATGCCCTGCTTCTTGAGCACCCGAGCCAGCACCTCGTGGTCCAAGCTGGCGCGGATGGTGAGGAGGTAGATCATCGGCTTGACGCCGCTCTTGGCGATGTTCTCGACCCGGCTGGATGCTTGCTCCAGCGCCGAGGTGGACCATGTGCATTCCACGAACACGATGGTGTCGGCGGCGCTCAGGTCCACGCCCTCGCTCATGGCCGCGATGTTGCCGATGATCACCTTGGTCTTGCCAGCTTGGAAGTCGGCGATGGCCTTGTCCCGTGCAGCCCGTGGCGTGTCACCCACCACCAGCACAGGCTTGTGGGCCTTAAGCGTCTCCATCAGCCCCTTGGCCACGTCCTTGTGGTGAACGAACACCACCACAGGCTCACCGGACTGCAGCAGGTCGTCGATAAACTCGGTGGACGGCTTGATCTTCTTCTCGCCAGCCTCCCGCATGATCTCGGCCAAGCCCTCAAACGCCAGCACCGCGTCGGGGTTGCGCACCAAGGCCTCCACGTCGAAGTCCCGCTCGCGTTTGTCCACCGGCAGGTCGAAGGTGATGAGCGAGACCTGCGGTTCCTTGTAGTCCTTGAAGACGTCCTCTTTTTTCCTGCGCAAGACGTGTGGCCGCATCATGGCCTTCAGCTCGGGGATGTTGCTGGCACCAGACACGTCCATGCCCCACGGGGCCACCCACATCTTGGCGTACCGCGTGGCGAAGTCGAACCAGCCACCACGGTAGATACCAAGGCCGTGCAGCACCGGCCACAGCTCAATTGGACGGTTGGGCACAGGCGTCCCAGAAAGTGCGTACACATTTTTGCAGACCTTCATCAAACGCAGCGCGGCCTTTGTCCGTGCGGCTTTGGGGTTCTTGATCCGGTGGCACTCGTCGAGCACCAGCGTCTCAAACCGGGCCTTCTCGGGCAGGTACTGCAGCAGGTCGTAGTTCACGATGGTCACACCCGGCGTCTTGGTCAGACCTTGCGCAGCGGCCTTGCCGTTGACCACCAAGATGGGCGTGTCTGGGTTGAGTTTGTGGATGGCCGCGAACCACACGGACTTGGCAATGGCGGGGCACACGATCAGGGCTGGCAGGTGCTCCAAGGCCGCTGCAGCCGTGGGCAGAGTCTTGCCCACCCTCGGCTGGTCGGCAAGGATGGCGCGGCCTCTGGAGAGGAGAAAGTTCTTGGCTTCAAGCTGGTGTGGGTAGAGTTGCATCACGTTATTTTGCATCACACTTCATCACTTTTCTGTG